AGGAGCTTCTAATACTTATGACGGTAGTTCTTGGACAGGAATCCCTGCTCTTGGTTTTGATGGTTATCAAATGAAAGGTGCTGGCAACAAAGCAAATGCTTTTTTGTGGGGAGGATATTATTCATCTAGTGCATATAATTGGAATGGTTCATCTTTTGCAACTAGCCCTGCTGCTCCGCAACATAATTACAATGTAGCTGCCGCAGGAACTCATGATGACGCTAGTTTTTTAGGAGGATATGCAGTTTCAGGTGGTTCTGCTAGCAATTTACATCAACATTGGAATGGATCTGGTTGGACTACTAGAACCGTAATTCCTGTAAGTGGGGGAGCTTCTATGTCATCTAATAATGCACCTACATCTAATTTATGGTATCAAGCTGACAAAACTACTACACTAACATGGGATGGATCATCTTGGGCAACTGTAGGAAGTTTAAGTACTGGCAGAGTTAATGCAGGAAGTGGAGGAACAAGTTCAGCAGAAGGTTTTGTTTGTGGTGGTAATGCACCTCCGGGATCTAATGTACAAATTGCAACAGAAGAATTTACAGCAGGACCAGTAACAAAAACAATTACAACAAGTTAAAAAATTATGGCAACTTATATAGACATACACGGAAACAACATACCAATTAGATCTTCGGATCCTAGCAATCCTATTGTAGGAGAAATGTGGTACAACACAACAACGAACGCTCTTAAAGGTCAAGTTAATTTAAGTGCAAGTTGGGCTTCGGCTCCCACTATGCCTGCAGTTAAAGGCGACGGTGGTATGGCAACAGAAGGTACAAAAAGTGCTTTTTTAGTTTGGCAAGGTGCACCGGGTTCACAAAATTCAACATATTCTTATAATGGAAGCTCTTGGTCAACAGAACCAACAACACCTTATTCAGCCTCAGGAGTAATTAGTTTTGGAACTCAAGCTGCTGCTGTTGGAGCTGGGGGACAACCTGGAGGCGGTGGAGTTTCAACAACTATTAAATGGAGTGGTTCTAGTTGGACTACGTCTGGAGGTTTACCATATCCTTTATTATATCAAATTGGTGGATGTGGCCCTGAGACTGCTGGAATTTCTATTGGTGGCTGGGATCAATCTAGTCCAACTGGTGGAAATAAAAATGATGTAAAAACTTTTAATGGTAGCACATGGTCAACAGAACCAGCAACATGTCCTTTTGCTGCTTACACTGGAGCTCATTACGGAACAAATTCAGAAAACTGTAATTATTTTGGTGGATACGAACCAAGTCCTGGAAGAAATGATGATCACGTTAATTACAACGGAACAGCTTTTACAACTCTTGCAGTTTATCCACAAGGAATTGCTGGAATAGGTACTGCAGGAACTACATCTTTAGGGTATGCATGGAGTGGAAATTATCAACCAGGTTCACCACCGTATACTGCAGCGGGAAATGATTGGAATGGAAGTTCTTGGACATCGGGAACATCTTATCCAATAACAGTGCAAAATACTCAATCAGGTGGTTCAAGTGTAGGAGTTGCAATATCTGCTGGAGGAACATCTCCACCATATGTATCAACTACAAATACATTTACAGCTGCTGGACCAGCTTCAGTAACTATTACTAGTTCTTAGACTTGACTTATAACTTTAAATAGTTATATTAAATTTATTCGATGAAAGGAATATGATGACAGAAAAAAGAAATATACATGCATTAATAGAAAAAGAAGCACCTAATTTAAATAATTTATTAGATCCAAAAGACGTATCTGCATTTAAAGAAATGACGGAAGAATTAAGAGATACTTGGACTAAAAAACAAATTTTTAGAACTGAAACAGAAATGAATTTTTCAGTTTTAAATGATTACAAATACCCAACTAACGCTTCAAAATACTGGCAATGTGTTAGAGAACAAAATGTTTATTTAGAACAGCTAATGCAGTTATCTTTTGAATACAGAAGAAATGATGTCAAAATAAAAAAACTTGAAAAAAAAATAGAAGAAGAAAAAGATACTTTAAAAATAGAATTATTTGAAATTGATCTTGATGAAAAAAGATTTAATAAAGCATCAATGGAACTTACTGCTAAAGACAGAATGAGAGAAATAAAGTTATGGTCTAAAATTAAAAAAGATAATGATGATGGTACTTTTGACAAACAAGATGTTAACACTCACCAGTTAGAAGCATATCATAAAATAATGATTAATAGAAAAAATACTTTAACACCAGGATCAAGTCAACCAGAAGTATTTAATGTTTTAGGACAATTAGAAGGAATAGAAAAACTTCAAAAAGAAAAAATAAAATTAGAAAACGATAAGAAAGAAAAACTTTCTTCACCACAAGGTTTAAACGCAACGTCTAAGTAATGAACTTTAGAAATATTGTTTTAGGACAATCCGTAATAGAATACGAGGTGCCTATAAATATTTATGAAACTCTTAATAACATATATGAAAAAGAATATAAAAATCTTATTCCATCTAACAAACAATTAGTAGGTAAAATAAAAAAAGAAAACAGTTTGTTTTATGATGGTAATGATGAAAAAATTATGAAAAGACATACTGTATTACCTAATGATATTATAAATTGGTTTGTTGATGTATATAAACATTATCTACAACAAAATAAAATTACAGAATTTAAAGTACATCTTAACGCTATTTGGGTTAATGACATGGTAGAACATGAATACAATCCAATACATATTCACAGTGGAACTTTGTTTACTGGGTTATCTAGTGTTATGATTTTAAAATTACCTGACTCTTATGGTGTAGAATATTCTGCAGGTGATCATCCACAAAATGGAAGGTTATCTATATTAGGTTCTAGTTCAGGACAGTTTGCTAAAATAGATTTTCAACCAGAGATAAAAGAAAGATCTTTTTTTGTTTTTCCATATGATGTAAGACACAGCGTTAATCCTTTTAACGGACCAGGTATGCGAAGAACTTTGGCTGCTAATTGTGATGTTGACTACAATCCTGTTTTGAGTAGAGGAGTAGCTTAATGTACGAAAATTCAATTATATTAGAACCAAAATGGAAAAGTTGGATTATAGAAACAACTACACCTTTACTTACACCAGAGCAATGTAGAATGGTTATTGATTGTGGTAGAAAACAACCACCACAAAAAGCTGAAGTTGGTATGGGAAAAGAAGGTGGAGGAACAGATACTAAAAAAAGAGTTACTACTATATCTTGGATTCCTTTTAACGAGTTACCAGACCTTTATAAAACATTAGATAGTTTTATACAAAAAGCAAATTTTAATCATTTTGGTTTTGAAGATGTAAGAATTACAGAAAATGCTCAATTTACAGAATATCCAGAAGGCGGGTTTTATGATTGGCATATGGATTGTGATGTGACCATGGCTCACGAACCACCTGTAAGAAAAATATCTATGACATTGTTATTAAATCATCCATCTGAATTTGAAGGAGGTCATTTAGAATTAATGGCTCCAGGTCGTTATAAAGAATTAACTCAAGGCTCTGCTGTATGTTTTGCATCATTTTTAAATCACAGAGTTAACAAAGTAACACGGGGAGTAAGACAGTCTCTTGTCGTGTGGTTTGGAGGAAAACCTTTTAAATGATTAAAGAACAATTTTTTCCAACAACTATTTATGCAAAAGACATACAAATAAATAATGATTTATTAATTAATTGTATTGTAGATATGTCTAAAAAAGACAAAGGTTTAAAAAAAACAAACGTGCATGGTTGGCATTCTAAAAACATAGGCAGCTCTCAAAAAGAATTTGAACCGTTAGTTAACGAATTATACAATATGCAAAACGAAATTTATCAAGAAGAATGGTTAGATAGAAAACCGTTATTAGGTAATATATGGGCTAACCTAAATCCTCCAGGTAGTTATAATAGACCACACGTACATCCTAATTGTTTATGGTCTGGTGTATATTATGTAAAAGCTCAAGAAAATTCTGGTAAAATTATTTGCAGTGATCCAAGACCAGGAGTACAAATGAATATGCCTGTTATAAAAGATGGTGTTCCTCCACAACATCTATGGAGAGAATTTTACTTAGCACCAATATCAGGAAGAATAATAATGTTTCCTTCGTGGTTGTGGCACTCTGTTGAACCCAATGAATCTAATGATATAAGAATATCAGTTTCGTTTAATTTTATACAAGAAGGTTTTAATGTTTGATAAATATCAAATAATCAAAAAAGCAGTTAGCTATGAATTAGCTAATTTTATATTTAATTATTTCTTACTTAAAAGAGATGCAACAGCTTTTATGTATAAAAATAACATACATTCACAGTCCCCGATACTTGGAACATGGACCGATACACAAATACCCAATACGTTTTCTTGTTATGGTGATTTTGTAATGGATACATTACTAGTTAAAATGTTACCTGTTATGAAAAAACACACCGACTTAGATCTATGTCCTACTTATTCCTACGCAAGAGCATATAAAAAAGGAGACATACTTCATAGACATAAAGATAGACCTAGTTGTGAAATATCAACCACAATTAATTTAGGTGGTGATCCTTGGCCTATATTTATAGATGGTACAGGTGCTGATAATGTTGTTAACGAAAGAAAAAATATTGTAAAACCAAACGCTCCAGCAGGCACTAAAGTCTTGCTTGAAGTAGGAGATATGCTAGTATATAGTGGCTGTGATCTTGAACATTGGCGAGAGCCTTTTGAAGGGAACATTTGCGGTCAAGTATTTCTACATTATAATCATGTAAATGGCCCATTTGCTGAAAAAAACAGATTTGATGGAAGACCTATGTTGGGTCTACCATCATATGTAAAATAGTATTATAATGAGGTTATATGTTACAAAAATTAGGATTTGCACCTGGGTTTAATAAACAGGTTACTTCAACCGGCGCTGAGTCTCAGTGGACGGAAGGAGAAAACGTACGTTTTAGATATGGCACACCAGAAAAAATAGGAGGCTGGCAACAATTAGGAGAGTCTAAACTTACAGGCGCTGCTAGAGGTTTACATCATTTTGTTAATTCAGCTTCTACAAAATTTGCAGCTATAGGAACTAACAGAATTTTATATGTATATTCTGGTGGAGTGTTTTATGACATTCATCCTTTAGTCAATCCATCAGGTACTACAATTACAAATTGTTTTAGTACTACAAATGGTTCACCTACAGTTACTATTACATTTCCAGGAACCCACAGTTTTCAAGCAGGAGATATAATTTTACTAGACGATTTTACTACAGCAACTAATTCTAATTATTCAGCTACAGATTTTGATGATAAAAAATTTATGGTAACTAGTGTACCTACGGCCACTAGTATTACAATTACAATGCCTACTAATGAAACAGGAACAGGTGCTAGTTTATCTGGTGGAATTAAATATTATCAATACTATCACGTAGGACCAGCAGAACAAGTAGGAGCATTTGGTTGGGGTATATCATTGTGGGGTGGTAGTGTTTTAGGTGTAGCTACAACAACTCTAGATGGAGCTATCGGTAGCACGTCAGGTGGTAATAATGGTTCTGCTACAGAAATAACATTAACTAGTGTTACAGGTTTTCCTACATCAGGTACAAACCATGTATTAATAGGTAGTGAAGAAATATCTTACACAGGAATTACAGGAAATAAATTAACAGGTATTGGTAGAGCAGCCAGAGGAACGACTGCAACAACGCATTCAAATGGTGCTACCGTTACCAACACAACTTCTTTTACAGGATGGGGATCGCCAGCAGCTAACACAGACTCGGTAACAGACCCTGGTCTGTGGTCATTAGATAATTTAGGTACAACACTAATAGCATTAATACACAATGGAGAATGTTTTGAATGGGATGGCGATGCTGCTAATGCAACAGCAACACGAGCTACAATTATAACTGGTGCACCAACAGCGTCACGTGATATGTTAGTGTCAACACCCGATCGTCACTTAGTATTTTTTGGTACAGAAAAAACTATTGGAGATAAAACATCACAAGATGATATGTTTATTAGATTTTCCGATCAAGAAAATATTAAT